GTACGGTTCTCCACCTTCACGATTCATATCAACAAGGACTCCTACACGACCAACTGCTAAAACTTCCTTGAGAATCGTTTTTATTGCACCATTCAAATTCTGTCGTAATTTTGTGACTTCTCCGTTCCCCCACTCAACAATGTTTTTATCCATTTCAAATTGAGGAGATTTGTAGAAAACTTGACCTACACGACCATTGATAACCGTCCCAACAACAGGATGAAACACTGCTCTGGCAATGTAATTCTCATAATCACGACCTTCTTGTCCTCCAAGTCTAGGAAGATATTGTTCTCGATGTTCTATGGCTTTAATGGCTCTTTCTCCATCGTAGGTATCACGGCATGTGATCCATTGGAGGTGCCGATCCTTGTATGAAGGATGGAGACTCAGAATTGCATCATCGGTATTCATTAGAGACCTTGTAATCTGGTGTGGCTAATTGCGGATGAAGTTTTCATGATTCTGTACCGACAAGCATCGGCCGCATGATCTTCAGCATGAGTGTCAGCATCATCGAGGTCACGTTGATCTCTAGGAAGAGATGGAACGGTTCTGATGAAATGACGGCACGTATCGAAGACAAACATTCCTGCTTCTTCCATGTTATTATCGAGTGAGGCTTTCATAAGCCTTCTCATCCTTTCCCAGCCAGATTTGCGGGTATTATTAGCTCGTTCCCATTTGCAACCAACACGACTCATTTCGTCAGCTATTGAAGTCCCATTCTCTGATGAGTAGATTGAAGGATCAGCAGGTCCAGGTTGCACATGAAATCCAGACCGATATTCCTTTTCTTTGATTCCCCTCCCTACTTCAGTTGCTAACATTCTCAACCCTTCGTTTGCCTTGCCGTTGCATCCGTACCATTCTGCGATGTGGAACAAAGTTCCTTTAGGATAGAAATGGCTGTGAGGCATTGTTTCTCCGTCTGATTCTGCCCACCATTGTACTGAGAATGGTCGTGTTGAGCCCCAATCGAAAGATCGATCAATCTTCCACGTTTCAGGTATTTTAAAAGGTTCGATAATATGTTTTTGAGTCCTCCATAGATCATCAAACATTCCTCCTGCAACAATGTCCCAATCGCCATCAAGCCATGCTTTAATGAGCCAATCTGGGCCTGATTGTTTGAGTCTGTCGATGTAGGTCGGATCAGCATCTGTGAGTATTTTGTTATCTTGCAAACGAGCAGGAATGAAACATCTCGTGCTACCTTGTGCATCTGGAATAAGAGTTCTCGGAGGTGCCGGATCAACGAATCTTGCTTTAACCCAGTTATGGCCAACTCCTCCAGGATTCCCAGTGCTGACCATTCGTGTTGGTATTCCTTCTGCTGATCTAAGATTACCTTTGAGTTTGTCGTAGGTGATTTGAAGAGGCCATGATTCCAGTTGGTCCAGTCCAATCCATGAATATTCGTGTCCAAGGTATCTGTTAACAGTATCTTCTCTGTCGAGGTATCGCATTTTGAGGTTTGATCCGTTCTCAAACTGCCATACTCGGTTGTTTGCTTTCCACACTGATCCAAGCAAGGGATACATCGTTTTGGACTTGTCTTGTAGATCCTCAAGTTCTGGGTATGTTCGTCTGAAAATGATTCCTTTAGCATTAGGGTATTGGAAAGCATGAGATGCAAAATCGAGTAGAATCCCGAATGATTTACCACCTCCTCTTGCTCCACCGTAGAATATTTCACCTGCAGGGCAGGCAAGTAATTCAGATTGAGGCCCAGGTTGGGTTCTAATAACAACTTTATCACTCAATTCACCTCTGCTGGATCTGGTAAGGCTTCAGTTTCAGGATTTACGATTTTCGTATTCCATTCTTCTGTAGTCATCTTTTCAACAGGTACGAACTGGACTTGCACTGATCCTTGTATATTTGCTTCCAGCCGATCTTTGCGACCCCACCGTTCAGGGAACCGTCTTTCAAGAACCCATGCTTTTGCTTGCCATGCAGGGTCTTGCCTGATTGCGTGGAGGCAAGCGACTTCAGCGACTTGTTCTGCTTCTTTTACTGCATCGTAAAAATCGCGATAGATCCCGCTCTTTGCATGCTCTCCTTTTTCCATCCACCTGAAGTATTGGCTTTGGTGGATTCTAGCAACAGCACAGGCAGTTGATATGTAGTTCCCGTTGGCTAATATGTCACATATTTTCTTTTGCATTTGGTGATTAAGTTTTGTTCTCCGGCCTTTATAGGAGAGTTTCTTATTCATAGTCTTCTCAAATTGACATCAGGGTGATCAGTCAAGAAGTTTTTGAGTTTAATTTCGAAGTTATCCGCTTGTTCTTCGGGGCATGAGAGGTTGTACATGAGTTTTTCTTCTTGCGGAGGCAGAGATGTTTCAGGCCCGATTCCGTACTTATCCCATTCAACATCACCCATATTGATAAGGTCTTGTAGTTCATTTTTGTAGTACGGTAGACCTAGGATCAGTTCATCAGCACTCATTTCCTTATTGAGGTCATTAAGGAGTTCAGACAAGGATATTTTATCAACCTGACCTCTAGTTTCGTTAGCAATGATAGTCAATTTACGAGCATCCTGTTCTGAGAGTTCATGAATGACATTGACAGGGATTTCTTTCATACCAAGGTTTATACAGGCTCGTTGTCGGTGTTCTCCGTCTATGATTTCGAACTTATCTTTTTCAGAAGGATGTGGTCTTACAGTAATAGGGTCGAGCATCCCGTAATTACCAATAGATTCTTGAGTTGCTTCTTCGACTCTTTGGGACTGTTTATTTGGATTCCACGGATTAGGGTAGATATCTTCGATATTGACATTTTGGATATCTATTCGTATTTGGCTCATAACGTTCTTTTAAAAGTTTGAGGTTCACATGCATAGACATTTCTATAAGACCAGAAGTTATCATTCTGTTTCTGGTAATCGAGGCATTTACGGACACTTTCGAAGCTGACGGATACTTTTTGGAATCTTCCTTTGAGTTTGTAGAATCCTGTTTGCCGGACGTATCTTTTAGTATGAGTCAGGGAGAAATCTTGTCCGTAATAGATAGATTGTTTCCATGAAGCGGCGTCTGCTGAATAAAATGGAAATGCTTGTACGACTTTTGGAGAGACATTCCCGAATGAGTGGCATGGAATAGGGTTTTCCAGATCAATCAAAGGCAGTAAACTTTTGACATATTCCACTCTCGACGGAATAGATTGATCATTAGCAGGAGAGATTCCGACGTATTCTGCTATTTCCTGATATTGTGAGAAGACTTCCAATGGATCTCCTTGGTGGTGTACAGGGACCACGTTCATTCCTTCAGCAATCATGTATTCTGCATTTTTCACAGATTCTTTTACAGCAGAGTTGATTTGTTTCTGAGAAGGTTTCTGTCCTCTTGCTCCTGGTATAACATCCAAGGCGACAGGGAAGACATTTCTGAAGTCTTTGAGGTACGGCATGAGGCTTCTAAGTTGTTTAACGAGCCATTTTGCACTGATATGACCTCCTTGTTGCCAGATAGTAAAAGCTCCTGAGTCGACCCATAAGTCTGCTTTTTTAGGGCATCGTCTTGCGTAATCAATGGCCCCCTTGACTTCGTTGCCGTTGAGGATAGAGATAAGCAACGCTTCGACAGGTATTTCAGAACATCGGTCAAAGAATTTTTTCATGTCTCTAGCTCCGAGTCCTGAGCAGAAGTTAGCAAAAACATAACGCATCAAAGCAGTTCTGCTTGATACTCAGGCAATGCTGTTTTTTCTCCGCGGGATACGGTCACTACAGTTTTTATCCCCCCTCTTCTAGTAAAGTCTCCAATGATTCTAAGATTCTTAGGTTTGACTTCCTTGAAGAACTTATCTGCAATTTGGTTGACCACGTTTTCATGACTAATTCTCAACTCACGGAATGCGTTGATATAAAGTTTCCATGCTTTGAGTTCAACAACGAGCTTGTCAGGAACATAGTCCAGAACAATCTTGCCGAAGTCTGGGTATCCTGATCTTGGGCAGAGTGCAGTGTATTCTGGGTGCTCTATATGGATACGCGTGTTTGAGTTTTCAAAAGGCCATATTTCCAAAGGACGGTTAAGCGCTTCCGCGATTTCGTCACTTCCATAAGTATTTTTTTCTTTCATACTTTTCTTATATCCCATAAAGGATCAGGTATCTTTGCTTCTTTAAACCCTCTATCTCTCAAATGGCAAGCATGGCATTTTCCACAACCACCTCGGATTCCGTCATAACAAGTATGCGTTTTCGCCATTACGGATTCGAACTCATCTTTGAGTTCCTCTTTTGCAAGGAGGACAGACTGTGCTTTATTGAGATCCATCAGTGGAGTATGGATTTTGAAGTGTGAATCACTTCCTGCGATTCCCTGTGATATTGCAATCTGCATCGCATCAATAAACACCTGACGACAGTCCCAGTATCCAGCAAAATCTTCCTGACAAACTCCAGTGAAGATATCTTTGACTCCAAGGCAGTATGCACGGTTTGAAGCTATAGTTAGGAACAGGATGTTCCGGCCTGGTATAAAAGTAGGTTCAACTCCATCTGGCAGATCCGATGCTGAATCGTATTTCCCTAATTCATTCTTCGAAATCAAAGGAGAATCCCCTGCTAATACAGGTCCTAACTGGATAACTTCGTGAGTTAAAGCTCCTGTCATCTGACTGATAGCTTCTGCACTTTCTAATTCCACTTTATGCCTTTGACCGTAATCAAAGGTGATTGTGTGGATTCCATCGAACTTATTTTTTGCTACTGCAACACAAGTTGTGGAGTCTTGTCCTCCGCTCAAGATCACTAATGCTTCGCTCATATTCCTGCTAATCTATGAAATTCCTGTCGGACTTCGGGTTCATAAAATTCACCTCGCAATGCAGAGGTCACCATTTGACTATTCTGTTTATTGACGCCCCTTGAGATCATGCAGAAATGTTTAGCA